GAAGAAAGGCTGATACATACAGCTAAGGATAGAGTTAAGAGTAGGATTCGAGATTAGTTAACACTTAGATTTACTAATCAAATAAAATGTAAACAATTAAATTTACTTATATAATGGAATACAATGTACCTAGTCAGATTGTCAAGGAGTTAAACTTCGGGCAAGATGCAAGAGAGAAAATCATGAAAGGCGTGGATAAACTATCCATGGCAGTTAAATCCACTTTAGGAGCATCGGGAAGATGTGTAATATATGAAGACGGACTTGGTAAACCAGTTATCACTAAAGATGGTGTGACGGTTGCTGAGTCCGTTATTCTATTAGACCCTATTGAGAATATTGGTGCTACACTTATTAAAGAGGCTGCAAGGAATACAGTTAGGGAAGCCGGTGATGGAACTACTACATCGACAGTTTTAGCGCAAGCAATACTGCATAAGTATTACGAAGCGTTAAAAGAAACCAAAATTTCAGAGAGGCAACTTAAAGCAGAAATTTTGGAAGCAACAGATAAAGTTATCGAGTATATCGATAGCATCAAAGTAGACGTCACTGAAGATTCTATTATTGATGTAGCTTCTATTAGCTCTAATAACGATAAAGTTTTAGGTGCAATTATAACTGATGTATTTAAAAGTGTTGGTAAGAACGGAGTTGTTTTAATTGAAGAGTCTAGCACAGAAAAGACTTACATAGAAGTTGTTGATGGGGTTCAGTTTGATTCACCATTAAAATCTCCACATTTAATAACAGACTCTGACTTAGGGTCTTGCGAGTTAGTTAATCCATACGTGCTTATTGTTTCGTCTCCAATCCCAAATATTAGGAAGATTCAAGGTGTATTAGAGTTTGTGATTAAGGCAAATAGACCACTACTTATAATAGGGCCTGTAGAGCAACAACCAATGGCGACATTAGCTGCAAACAAAGTTAAGGGTAACCTAAAGGTTAATGTAGTTGACCAACCAGGATTTGGTAAGATGAGGGATGACGTTGTTAGTGATTTAGCAATACTTACTGGAGCTAGGGTTATAAACGAAGAGCTTGGTGATGACATGGACTTAATTGCACCAGAAGATCTTGGAACGGTAGATAAGTCAATAACAGACAGTAAGAGCACTATATTAACAATCTCTAGTACTAGCAATGACTTAACAGAAAGAATTGAGTTAGTAAAAGAGAAAATAAAGAATGAAGAAAACCCATTCCTTAAGAAGAAGCTTGAAGAGAGAATGGCAATGCTAGCAGGAAAGGTTGGAGTTTTATATGTTGGTGCAAACTCATTAGTAGAACTGAAGGAGAAGAAGGATAGAGTAGATGACGCTGTGAGCGCAACGAAGGCCGCTTTAAGAGACGGAATAGTGCCAGGTGGTGGAGTAGCATTGAAAAATGCTTCAGAGCTCTTAGAATCGACCGGATTGGGTTATGATATATTGTTTGACGCAATCAGAGTTCCATTCGAATCAATATTGACTAACGCAGGTATGGATACCAGTTTAGATTCTGGTGGTGTTGGTTTTGGATTTGATGTTACAACTGGAAACATTGTTAACATGATTGAGGCTGGGGTTATTGATCCGGCATTAGTAACGAAGACAGCATTAAGAAACGCAGTATCGGTAGCAACTACAATTATATCTGCGGATTGTGTAATCAGTAATATTAGAGCATGAAAGGAGCATTAGGTTATTATTTAGTTATAGATAAGATTAAGGAAGAAGAGGTTAAAACAAGTGGCCTCTTTATTCCGGAATCTCAAAATAAAGAAGTTAGATATGGTAGGGCGAAAGTTATGTCTGTTGGGGATGAGGTTAAAAATGTGTCAGTTGGTGACATCGTTAGGTACGACAAACACGCAGGCCATGGTATTGAACTTGATAGCCATCTTTATAGTGTGATTAGGATTGGTGACGTAATATACATAGAGTAATATGCGTATAGATCCTTCAGACATAAAAGATGCAAAACTATTTAAGTATTATCGATTAGTTAGAAAGTGGGCTGCAAAGTCATACGGTTTAACTGAGGCTGACTTAGAGTTAATAATATATCTTGAATGCGAAGGTCAGTTCACTAGGCAAGACTTCATGAATGGGCAGTTTGCTTATTCTTGGGATAAGAATAGATGGATCAGACTTAGGAAAGCAGGTTGGATAGATATATGGAGGGAAAGGAATAGGACTACAATGAAGTATAACATCTACTCCGTGTCGCTAAAGGCTAAGATAATGACTAATAGAATATTTAAAATACTTCTAGGGCAAGAAGATTTACCAAGGAGTGAAAGAAATGTTTTCTATAAAGGGAAGACTTACACAGATAAAGTTTACAGTAAGGCTGTTGACTTAATGTTAAAAGATGAATCACGTTAATTTAAAAATAAATAAAATGATGTTAAAGATTGAAGAACAGGAATTAAAAGGATTGCAAGAAATAGTTTCAGCGATTAACTCTATGAAGTCAAGTATTGGTGAGATGGAAGTTAGGAAGCACGAAGCTATGCATCAGTTATTTTCTGCTGAGTCTAACCTAAGAGAGCAGCAGGAAGCGTTAAAAGGAAAGTACGGTAATGTAACAGTTAGTCTTTCTGATGGAACAATTAAACCAGTGGAAGATGAATCTAATACGGAAGATTAGTATAGGAACTGACTACAAAGACAATGCGATGCATTACGCTGTTGGTCAGGAAGTGTATGGTGGGCATAGAATATGCGACATACAGGAAAAAGATGATAGGTATGTGATACTTATTGAAAAGGATGGAGAAGTTTTAACTTGGAAAGACTTTAATAAGAATATGGGAATATCAGTCGAATATAACTTGAACTATTAATGAAAGCAGTATTTAATTATATAATATCTCCAGTAAGCAGTAGATACAACAATAAGAAAGTTATTGATACAGAGAATGGAGAAAAGGAGATAATATTGAATACTGAAATATTTAACCACCAGTACGTTAGTAGGAATGCTACCGTACTGGCAGTTCCCACTCAAGTAGACACACCGATAAAAGTTGGGGATGAGGTAGTCGTGCATCATAATATATTTAGACGATGGCATGATGTTAGAGGTATTGAAAGAAATAGCTCTTCATTTATATCAGAATCAGAATACACTTGCAGTCCGGATCAGCTATTTTTATATAAAAGAGATAAGGATTGGACAGCAATGACTGGATATTCTTTTATACAGCCAGTTGAGGAAACGGATAAACTATCGACTGATAAAGAAAAAGAGCTAGTTGGTATAGTTAGATACATAGACAACAGCGACTACGAAATAGTTGCTATTGGGGACTTAGTTGGATTTACACCGTCTTCTGAGTTTGAATTTATTGTTAATGGAGTTAGAATGTACAGAGTTTTAACTAAAGATATTTGTTTTAATTATGGAGACAACGAAGGAAAAGAGACGGCTTATAATCCAAGCTGGGCGAAAGGCAGTTGATGAATTAATAAAAGTTGCTGAAGAAAAAATAGTTACTGGAGGAGAAGATGACGTGTCTGTAGATCGATTAAAGAATGCGGCAGCCACAAAGAAGTTAGCAATATTTGATGCATTTGAAATACTGACAAGGCTTGATGCAGAGGAGAATATGCTGAATGATGTGGTAGTAGAAAGTAATAAGACTGAATCATTCAAGGGGTTTGCAGAAAAAAGAAAGAGGAACTAATTATGTATCAACAGACTCTATATAAAATAATTGAGCCAATACAGTTTAATCGAAAGTCTAGATTAAATAGGCTTAAGAAATGGAGTTATGGCTACCATAAAGATGATGACATTGTTGTTATTAGTAAGACTGGCACTATAGGTGACATATATGAAATATCTGGATTAAAGATAGCTATACCACCAGAACCAAAAAGTATACCAAAGGGTGATAACAAGTGGGTTGCAACTCCAGTACCGAAAGAATTAAGTCAGATAAAAAGTATATTTCAATGGAGAGACTACCCAGACTCTTTTAAGCACAAATGGGCAGAACATATAGAAAGTGAGTTTGAGAATAGGGATAATGGTGTGTGGTTTATGAATAACAACATAAAGACATACATAACAGGATCTCACTGGATGTATTTAAATCATAGCAAGATAGATGTAGGTAAGGCTGATTATAGAGATTCAAATAGAATCTTTTATTACTTTTGGGAGGCGTGTAAAGCTGATCCAAGATGTTATGGTATGTCATACTTGAAAAACAGACGTTCTGGATTCTCAACAATGGCATCTGCTGAATTAGTATCAGAGGCAACATCAGTAAGCGATAAGCGTTTGGGTATATTATCAAAGACTGGGCCGGATGCTAAGAAAATGTTTACTGATAAGGTTGTTCCAATATCACTAAGCTACCCATTCTATTTCAAACCAATTCAAGATGGTATGGATAGACCTAAGACTGAATTAGCTTATAGAGCACCTGCTTCGAAACTTACAAAGAAATCAATAACTTCAGTTGAGGCTGTTGAAATTTTAGATGGACTTGATACAACAATTGACTGGAAGAACACTGGAGATAACTCTTATGATGGTGAAAAGCTATATAGATTGGTTCATGATGAATCCGGTAAATGGGAGAAGCCAAATAATATACTTGAGAACTGGAGGGTTACAAAGACTTGCCTTAGACTTGGTAGTAAGATTATAGGTAAATGCATGATGGGCTCTACCTCTAACTCAAAGTCAAAGGGTGGAGATAATTTTCAAAAGCTATTTAATGACTCAAATACTTCAAAAAGAAATAAGAATGGACAGACAGCATCTGGACTGTATTCTTTATTTATACCTATGGAGTGGAACTATGAAGGCTTTATAGATGAGTTCGGTATACCTGTATTTGAGACTCCAGAAAAGGAAACGTTTGGCCCAGACGGAGAGCCTATAGAAATTGGCGTTATAGAACACTGGGAGAATGAAGCAGAAGGATTAAAGCACGACCAGGATGCTCTAAATGAATTCTACAGACAATTCCCAAGAACAATTGAGCACGCATTTAGAGATGAAACTAAGAACAGTCTTTTTAATCTTAGTAAGATATATGCACAAATAGATTTCAATGGTGACATGAGGCATTCGTCATTAATAACTAGGGGTGGGTTTAGTTGGAAGAATGGTGTAATAGATTCTGAAGTTGAATTTACTCCAGACAAGAGTGGTAGATTTTTAGTTTCTTGGATACCACCAAAAGAATTGCAGAATAGAGTTATAACAAAGTCGAATGGAATAAAGTATCCAGGTAATGAGCATATTGGAGCATTTGGTTGCGATAGCTATGACATATCGGGTACAGTTGGTGGAAGAGGTTCGAATGGAGCTCTACATGGATTAACGAAGTTCTCTATGGAGAATGCTCCTGCAAACCAACTTTTTCTACAATACATAGCTAGGCCTCAAACAGCGGAGATATTTTTTGAAGATGTACTAATGTCTTTAGTGTTTTATGGAATGCCAATACTTGCTGAGAATAACAAACCTAGACTTTTGTATCATATAAAAAATAGAGGTTACAGAGGGTTTTCGATGAATAGACCGGATAAGGCTTGGAATAAATTATCAGCAACAGAAAAAGAAATTGGTGGCATACCTAACAGTAGCGAGGATATAAAGCAGGCTCACGCTTCTGCAATAGAATCTTATATTAATGATTATGTCGGACTAAGAGAAAATGGTGAATATGGCAATATGTACTTTAACGAAACTCTAAATGATTGGGCCGCATTTGATATTAACAACAGAACTAAGTATGATGCTTCTATTAGTTCTGGATTGGCTATTATGGCTTGCAACAAAAATAGGTACGCTCCGGTGGCTCAAAAACAAGATATTAAAGTTTCATTTGGATTTAAAAAATATGACAATTCAGGAAGTTATTCAAAATTAAAATAATAAATGGTAACAACACCACCAAAAAGCATTTTTCCAAGTCACGCAGTTGGACACGAAGAGAAGGAGTCGTTTGATTACGGACTTCAAGTAGGTAGGGCTATAGAGTCTGAGTGGTTTAAAGATGATAGAGCCAGTTCTAGATACTTTGCTTTAAAAGATAGCTTTCATAATCTTAGACTTTACGCAAGAGGTGAGCAACCTATTCAGAAGTATAAGGATGAGCTGTCTGTTAATGGTGATATGTCCTACCTAAATCTTGATTGGAAGCCTGTACCAATAATACCCAAATTTGTTGATATTGTAGTAAATGGTATATCAGAAAGACCTTATGCATTGAAAACATTCTGTCAAGACCCTGCGTCAATGAACAAAAGAACTCAGTACATAAAGGATATTATGATTGATATGCAAAATAAAGAAGCATTCAACATAATAAGAGAAGCTACTGGGGTTAATCCATTTGTTAATGACCCAAATGGACTTCCAGAGAATGACGAAGAGTTAGCTTTGCATATGCAGCTTGACTACAAGGAAAGCATAGAGATAGCACAGCAAGAAGCGTTAAGTAATGTATTTGATTTAAATAAATACGAATACATAAAGAGGAGACTTGATTACGATATAACTACATTGGGTATTGGGTGCTTAAAGAACTCATTTAATACAGCGGAAGGAATAAAGATAGAGTATGTTGACCCGGTTAATATAGTTTACTCTTACACAGAATCTCCGTACTTTGATGATTTATATTACGTTGGGGAAGTTAAAAGAGTTAGTATTCCAGAATTAAAGAAATCATTCCCTCAATTAACTCAAGAGGATGTAAAGAAGCTAGAGTCATCTTATTCTGGAGAAAGGTCTATTTACAAAACTGTTAACACAGAAGATTCTTACGACAGTAATTATGTCAATGTTCTGTACTTTGAATATAAGACATATCAAAACCAAGTATATAAGATAAAAGAAACTACCTCTGGAGGAATTAAATCAATAAAGAAAACAGATGACTTTGATCCACCAGCAGATGATAGATCTAAATTTGAAAAAGTAGATAGATCTATAGAGGTTCTTTACTCTGGAGCAAAGATAGTTGGACTTGATATGTTATTGGCTTGGGATATGAATAAGAATATGACTAGGCCAAAGTCTGATATTACAAAGGTAAATATGAGTTACAGTATTGTAGCTCCTAGACTATATAGAGGAGTTCCTGAATCTTTAGTTGGTAGAATGGTATCTTTTGCAGATATGATTCAATTAACACACATGAAGTTACAGCAAGTTTTAAATAAGCTTGTTCCTGATGGAGTGTATTTAGATGCTGATGGTTTATCTCAAATAGATTTAGGTGATGGTACTTCATATAGCCCTCAAGAAGCATTAAATATGTATTTCCAGACAGGTAGTGTTATCGGTAGATCTTTAACTCAAGATGGAGACTTTAATAATGCAAGAGTACCAATTCAACAATTAACATCGTCTGGTGGTAATGCTAAGATAGCTAGTCTTATTCAGTCTTATAATTATTACTTACAAATGATTAGAGATGTTACAGGACTTAATGAGGCAAGAGATGGTAGCTCTCCAGACAAAGATGCTTTAGTTGGAGTTCAGAAGTTAGCTGCCGCAAATTCAAACACAGCAACAAGGCATATTGTTCAAGCAGGATTATATGTTACCCTAAAGATGGCTGATGGCGTTTCTCTGAGGATATCTGATGTATTGGAGTACTCTAACACCAGAGAGTCATTTATAAACTCTCTAGGTAGATTTAATGTAGCGACTCTTGACGAGATAAGAAAGCTTCACTTACATGATTTTGGAATATTCATTGAATTAGCTCCAGACGAAGAAGAGAAGTCTGCTCTTGAAGGTAATATACAATTAGCTTTAGGTAGAAATCAAATAGACCTTGAGGACGCAATTGATATTAGAGAAATCAAGAATTTAAAGTTAGCTAATCAACTACTCAAGAAAAGAAGAAGAGATAAGGATAAAAGAGATAGACAAATAGCTCAAGAGAATATGCAGATGCAAGGGCAGATAAATGCTCAGTCAGCTCAAGCTTCAGCGGAAGCAGATATGCAAAAGGAGCAAGCAATAGCTTCTACTAAGGTTCAAGTTGAGCAAGCTTCAATGCAGTTTGCAATTCAAAAAATGGAACGTGAAGCTCAGTTAAAGAAGGAATTAATGCAATTTGAGTATGAGTTAAACATTGGTCTTGAAGAAAAGAAGATGGGTGTTATATCCGATAAAGAAAAATTCAAGGAGGATCGTAAGGACGAAAGAACAAAAATACAAGCAACTCAACAGAGTCAATTAATAGAACAAAGAAAGGGTGGAACTCCACCAAAAAACTTCGAGTCAGCAGGATTTGATAATTTAGGTGGATTTGGATTTGAGCAATTTGAGCCTAGATAAAAACAAAGTAAAAATTATTTTATAGTATTATATTATGTCAGAAGAAGCAAGCAAAGAAACAATTGTAGAAGAAGTAGTAAATCAAGAATCTACACAAGAAAAATCGCCTTCAGTAACTAAGAAAACTGATGGTACATACAAAATAAACTTAAACCCAACAGAAGATGTACAACAGCAGGGGAATAATGAACACGGAAAAAACAGCAATGAAGAAATCAACAAAACCGGGAGCGAAGAAACCAATGAAACCGGAAATGAAGTCGTTCAAAGCTTGCAGCAGCAAGAAGGGAATGATGAAGTAGTAGTTGAAATAACTGGAGAGGAAGAGGCTCAGACTGCACAAAAAGAAACAGTAGAAACAGTAATAGAGTCTGCTGTTGAAAACAAAATCGAATTACCTGAGAATATTCAGAAGGTGGTTGAATTTATGAATGAAACTGGTGGGTCTTTAGAGGACTACGTTAGGCTTAATGCAGATTACTCTAATGTAGACGAGAAGACACTACTAAAACAATATTTACAACAAACAAAATCTCATTTAGATGGAGAAGAAATAGACTTCTTAATTGAAGATACTTATCTATACGATGAAGATTTTGATGATGAAAAAGAGGTCAAAAGGAAGAAGTTGGCTTACAAAGAGGCTGTAAAAGAGGCTAAAGGTTATTTAGAAGGATTGAAGGGCAAGTATTACGATGAAGTCAAGTTGGGTTCAAAGTTATTGCCTGAGCAACAGAAAGCTATTGAGTTTTACAATCGATACAACCAAGAGTCAAAGACTTCCGAGGAGCAGGCCAAAATGAAGCGAGATCGCTTTATGTCTGAATCTGAAAAATTATTTTCTAGTGAATTCAAAGGTTTTGATTTTCAAGCTGGGGATAAAAAGTTTAGGTTCAATGTAAAGGATGCAGCTAAAGTAAAAGAAGCTCAATCTGATATTGTATCGGCATTCTCCACTTATTTAGGAGAAGATGGTACACTAAAAGATGCTAAGGGTTATCATAAAGCTTTATTTGCAGCCAGAAACGCTGATTCTCTAGCAACTCACTTTTACGAACAAGGTAAAGCTGAGGCTATCAAACAAATGATGGCCGAATCAAAGAACATCGATATGAATCCTAGGAAAGTTAATAACGGTGTTGTAGATACAGGCAAAGCCAAAGTGAAGGTAGTTAATGGAGATAATGCTCAAAAGGTAAAGTTAAAATTAAAAAATTATTAAAAAAAATATTAAAAAATGGCATTAACAAGTTTTGCAGGTGGTCTACCAACGGATTTGACCCCAGCACATAAGCAGTCAGTATTACCAAGCAACTATATTGACTTTCATTCAACTGATTTTAGTCAGTGGACACAACAATTTTTACCAGAGCTTTACGAAGCGGAAGTAGAAAAATATGGTAATAGAACAGTAGGTTCATTCTTACGTTTAGTAGGTGCAGAAATGCCAATGCAGTCTGACCAAGTTATTTGGTCTGAGCAAGGTCGTTTGCATTTATCTTACTCAGCAGCTTTAGCAGCTGATGGAACTGGAGTTAATGTTTTGACTATTGCAGACTCAGGCACTCATTCAGTTAGAGTAGGGCAAACTATCGCTATTCATGATGCGGCTTCTAAGACAGCTAAAGCTTACGTTACAGAAGTTACAAGTACAACTATTACAGTTAAGTCTTACGCTAGTGCAACTGGTTTAGTTAATGCTGGATTGACAGCAGGTGCAGTTAAATTATTCGTTTATGGTTCTGAGTTTGCTAAGGGTACTAATGGTATGGCGACATCTATTACTCCAGAAGTTGAAACTTTCTCAAACAAACCAATTATCTTAAAGGATAAATTTGAGGTTTCTGGATCAGATACTGCTCAAATTGGATGGATTGAGGTTTCTGGTGAGGCAGGTCAAAGTGGATATTTATGGTATATGAAGGCTGAGGGCGACACAAGGACTCGTTTCGAAGACTACTTAGAAATGTCTTTAGTTGAAGCAGAAGTTGCAGTTAACAGTACTTTAATTACTGATAAGATTCAAGGTACTGAAGGTTTATTTTCAGCTTTAGAGAACAGAGGTATCGTTGCAGACGGAGCGTTTGATACCGTTGTAGAAGTAATTCCAACATTTGATTTAATTCTTAAAGAGTTGGATAAGCAAGGATCTATAGAAGAAAATATGTTATTCTTAGGTAGAACCGCTTCTTTAGGTATCGATAGCGCATTAGCTGAACAAAATTCTTACGGGGCAGGTGGTACATCTTACGGTGTATTTGAGAACAGTGAGGATATGGCTTTAAATTTAGGTTTCTCTGGTTTCAGAAGAGGTTCTTATGACTTCTACAAAACTGACTGGAAATATCTAAATAGTGCAACTACTCGTGGTGGTTTTGATGATGTTGAAGGAGTATTAGTTCCTGCTGGAACAACTTCTGTTTACGACCAAATGATGGGTAAAAACATTAGACGACCATTCTTACACGTTCGATACAGAGCTTCTGAAACTGATGACAGAAAGATGAAGTCTTGGGTTGTTGGTTCTGTAGGTGGAGCAAGTAACTCTGACAAGGATGCGATGGAAATCAATTACTTATCAGAAAGATGTTTGGTAACTCAAGCAGCTAACAACTTTGTATTATTCAAAAAATAATAGCAATTAATTACCATAGTGCGGTCGCTAAATGCGGCTGCACTATTTTTTTTATCTTATAATATTATATCATGCCAGTAGCAAAAAAGACAGTAACTAAAAAACCGGTAACTAAAAAACCAGTAGCTAAAAAAGTAGAGCCGGTTAAAGTAGAAGAAGAAGCAATTATCGACAATACTTCGGTAATTGAAAAAAAAGTAGAAGAAGTTTTTGTTCCAGAAGTAAAAGCTGATATAGTTAAGGAGGAAGTAAAGCAATCAGAAACTAAATCATTAATTACAAAGGAAGTAAAAATGGAAGCAAAAAATATTGAAAATAAGTGGGAAATTAAAGATAGACAATACTACTTATTAGGTAATCAAGAAGCAATAGTTAGAATAGTAAGATCTAAAGGGATTTATTACTTTGATGAAGACATGGGTTATGAAAGAGAGCTTAAGTTGACATCAAATCAAATAACTCCTTTTGTAGATGAGTTTAAAGGGCCAGCAAGATTAGAGCACATTGTATTTAGAGATGGAGTCTTGTCAGTTCCAAAAAATAAACAAACACTTCAAAAGTTACTATCTCTATATCACCCACAGAAGGGTATTGTTTACGATGAAGTAAATAATGAAGCAGAAGCAGTGGATCAATTGTCATTAATTGAAATTGAATTAGAAGCAATGAATACTGCAATGCAAATGGATATTGATTTAGCTGAGGCTATAGTTAGAACAGATGTTGGTTCTGCAGTAGCTAAAATGACATCTAAGGAAATTAAGCGAGACTTAATGTTGTTAGCTAAAAAGAATCCAGGATTATTCTTAGAGTTAGCGAATGATGAGAATATCGAAATTCGAAACCTAGGAATTAAGGCTGTTGAAAAAGGCTTGATTAAGCTATCTTCAGACCAAAGAACATTCTTATGGGGGTCTAATAGCAGAAAGCTAATTACAGTTCCATTTGATGAAAATCCATACTCAGCATTAGCTGCATACTTTAAGACAGATGATGGCTTTGAAGTTTATCAGCAAGTCGCTAAAATGTTAAACTAATTAATAGTATCGCTTTAAGAATATCTTAGGGCGATACTTTTTTAAACTATAAATAATAAAACAAATGTTTAAAAACGAAGAGGAAGAAGAATACAAAAAAGGAAATTTAATTAAACCTATAGATTCAAAACCCACATCCACTATATCAATTCTTGACGAAAGAATGCCAATGACATATAATTCTGTTAACTTTAAAGACAAAGATACAGAAAAAATGAACTCAAATAAGGCTATGACTGGAGAGAATGAGGAATACAAAGTTCCAATTACTGGAATGAAGAGTTCTAGCTCATACTTTAATCTTGGTATGGCACTTAGAGGTCAAATGGAGAAGAAGGCTAAAAGTCAAGGATTCGAAAGCTTATCAGACAGGACTAGCAAAATGAAGTCGGAAAGAAAAGAGGGTAGATCCTTAAAAAGAGAAGAAAAAGCAAGAAGAAAGCAATATAAAGCGAAGTAAATGAATATAGATGTAATCTACAAAACAGTTCTATCTATAATTAATAAAGAGCAAAGAGGTTATATGACTCCAGATGAGTTCAATAAAACCGCAAAGCAAGCTCAATTATCTATTATAGATAAAACATTCTACGAGTACAATGACGCATTAACAAAAATGAAGTCCAGAGTGGTCGGTTCTGGGTATGCAGACATTGTGTCAAAATCAAGAGAGAAGTTAGAGCATCTATATAGAAGTGCTCCAATAACTTTTTCTGGAGGAGCTGCTGCATTACCTACGGACTCATTTAAGATAGAAGGTATATTTAGTCAAGATAGGATGACTAAGTATGAAGAAGTAACTAAAGATAAATTAAATTACTTACTATCTTCTCCATTAACTGCTCCCGATAAAATGTTTCCAGTATTTTTTAGATCTTCATCTGGCACTAGTGTAATAGTTAAACCATCCGGAACATCTTTAGATAGCGCTTCTGCTGAAGTAGATTACATAAAATTACCAGACGCTCCTAGATGGGGGTATTATGTAAATACCGGATTAGACAACTACATTTACGATGAGGATAAATATGTGCCAGATGGATTTGTTTTGGGTCAAGATGATATAATTGATTTTGACACAAACGTTGATTCTGTTGGCAATGGAACTTACAATGGATCGTTAGTGAATGACACAAATCCAACTGAAGATAAAGCTAACGTATCTGTAGTAGTGAGTGGAAACACGGTTGAGTCAATAAGAATAGTGTCTTCTGGTAGCGGATATTCTGTTGGTGATACTGTTTCTTTAGATAATGTAATATTCTTTCCTTCTGGAGCTACAGGGAAGTTGACGTTTACGGTGACTGAAGATAATTTATATCTATACAGCACTAAAGGTTCTACTGATTTTATTCTGCACCCATCCGAAGAAACTAAGTTGATTAATTCAATTTTAGTTTATGCTGGAATAATCATTAGAGATCCATCTATAGTAAACCTGGCATCTCAATCAATACAAACAAACGAAGCAGCAAAAAAGTAAATAAATGGGATTAATAAAAGAAACAGCTTACCAATACTACACCTCTAAGCAAGAGTTTGTTGCAGCTTTTAATCAAAAAGACTTCGTATTAACATTTAAAAACCTACCAGAATCAAAAGATGAATTTAAGGTTTATATAAATTCGTTAGAAGTTTCCGCATCAACATACTCATACGACTACCCTATTTTAAAGATGAATAGCGGTATGCCGTTAAATACTGTTGTTGAGGTTGAGTTAATAAAAAAGAATACTGGAGATTATAGATTTATATCACTAAAAGATATCGTAAATAACTTTATGGTAGCTTACGTTGGTGATGGTAAAATAATAGATAATGTTCATAGGTCAGAAGCTTTGTTTCACTGCAAGAGAGGTATTCAAGAGTTTGCTTACGATGTATCTAGAGTTGAGAAGATACTAGAAGTTGAATTACCAATGAGCCTTAGTATTCCAATGCCTCAAGATTATGTTAATTACGTAAGAATATCTTGGGTTGATAGTTCTGGAATTGAGCATCCAATATACCCATCTAGACTAACATCAAGACCAAGTCAAAGCATAGTTCAATCTTCTGATTACGAATACGTATTCTCTAATGAAGGAGGCCTCGTTGAAGGAGAGCCTATAACCAACTCTGCTTTCAATGCATTTAATATTGACAATCTATCAAATAGCTTTCAGCAAGAAGACTCTTACTTAAATAGAGACTACAATAACAGTAGGGCTATGACTATTGGTCAGAGATATGGATTGAATCCAGAAACAGCCAATATAAATGGAGTGTTTATTATTGACGAGGCTAATGGTAAGATTTCATTTAGTAGTGACTTGAGTGGTAAGGTTATTACTTTGAAGTACATATCTGACGGATTAGGAACTGATTCAGAAATGAAAGTCCATAAATTCCTAGAAGAAGCCATGTATAAACATATGGCTCATGCAATACTTTCTAATAAATTAAACGTACAAGAGTACATTGTAGGTAGATTTAAAAAAGAAAGAAGAGCTGCAATATCTAATGCAAAAATAAGACTATCTAATCTAAAGGTTGCTGAATTAACTCAAGTGTTAAGAGGGGCCGGAAAACCAATAAAATAACATATGCCATTAGTTAAAAATAACTTCCTGAAAGGGAAGATGAACAAGGATGTAGATCCAAGACTTGTAGGCGAAGGAGAGTATTTGGATGCAAGAAATGTATCTATACTTAATTCAACTACAGGTAATTCTGGATCTGTTGAAAACGTACACGGTAATGTGGAGCTGTCTGACTTTGGATTAACTGACAGACACTTAGAAATAATTGGAAAGTACGCAGATGAAGCTAATGATAGAATCTTTGCCTTCGTAACAAACTACAGTGATTCGTCTGTAGATAAATTATCAAACTTCGCTCCAGTAAAATCGAAGCACTATATATGTGTTTATGATTTAAAAAACAATACCAATTCAATATTAGTTGGTGGAAACTTCTTGAACTTTTCTAAAACACACGAAATACTATCTGTAAATCTATTAGAGGATTTTTTATTTTTTACAGACAATAGAAATCAACCAAGAAAGATAAATGTAAAAAAAGCGTTAATAGCTCCATTCGGGTCAACTAATCCTTACTACACTAGAGAGGAAAATATATCCGTAGCTAAGTATTATCCATGGAAGCCAATTGATTTGTATAGAAACTCCTTGACAGGAGAATTGTCTGTTTACGATAGTGAGTTGGTTGGAGCTATAACTCAAAACGTTGATGACGCAACTAATGGCTCATCAACTATATCAATACCTGATGCTGGAGTAGTTTCAAGAACTGGAATTGGAAGTGGGGCGGAAGCAGTGATAGTTGTAGAATCAAATAAGGTAGTTTCAATTAAAGTCAATATATCTGGATCTGGGTTTGAGGTTGGTGACACCGTTACAGTGTCAGGTGCTGGCTTAGGCTCAATTAGTGGGTCTGATTTAATATTTCAGATTAGAGAATGCGACATAAAGAAGGAATCAACATTAAAGGATACTAAGTCTGAACTGTTACCTTACTCGATAGACACGACCGTGAAGTTAGACGTATCAGGATCAACAACGTACGCAATAAATGAAACTCCAGTTCCATCGGACATAATCAAAATGTATGGTTGCAAAGTTATTGCGAAAGATCCGGAAGGAAACTATAGAATAGATCACGAGCAAAACATAACAATAGTTAGTCTATCTGGCGGAACAGTAACGCTTTCTGAAGCAGTAGGATTAAATGCTGGAGACGTAGTTACAATAGGAGTAAATCCATACTATATTGCTGACAACAAATCAGATGACGTGTTAACTGAGCAGTTTGTTAGGTTTAGCTATAGATACATATATGAAGACAATGAAGTTTCATTAATGGCTCCATTTACTCAACACGCATTTATACCAAAACAGGATGGCCATTTCTTAGGTGTAGACCCTGCTGTAGATGGAAGTTTGGAGGAAAAAGAAATAGACAAAGACGAGCAAGAATCTATTACCTCTACAATTGTAAGCTTCTTTGAAAACAAAGTAACTGAAGCAGGGTTAGTAATATCAGCACCGGAAGGTATTGATGGATTCAAGAATTTAGGCAAAGAATTCAAAGTAAAGTCTGTAGAAATTTTATACAAAAGCTCAAAAGACCAATCCATAAAAGTAATAGACTCGATAAGTATTGACGAATTTGTTGGAATTAACGAAAGCAAATATGAATATGTATATAAGTCTGAAAAACCAATAAGGACATTACCTCAAAAGGATGTAACTAGAGTTTATGACACTGTCCCTATTAGAGCGAAAGCTCAAGAAGTCATTGGCAATAGAGTCATTTATGGAAACATATTAGTTAAGAGTACCTCTCCGTCTAAATTGAATTACTCTATATCTGTTGGAGATAAGCCGAGCCAATCTAGCGATTACGGAACTTTGTCAAAAATAGAACATCAAAGCAGTACAGTAAAACAAAACAGGACGTATCAAGTTGGCATTGTTTTAGTGGATAAGTTTGGTCGACAGTCAGACGTTATTCTATCAAGGAATTCTAGCGTGTTTAACAAGTTTAAATCTCCGAATGATGCTCTTGTATCAGAAAATGATATTTATTCAGGAGATAGCCTTAAATTATCCTTAAATGAGGTGATACCTGAATCTTATTCCAAGCCGGGTTACGTTGGATTGTATAGTGAAGAAAATCCGATTGGTTGGTATAGTTATAAAGTTGTTGTAAAGCAGCAAGAACAAAGTTATTATAATTTATACGTGCCAACATTATTGAATGGATACCCTCATTCTCAATCAGCTCATGATGATGATGTTCATTCCGATTTAGCTCACATAACATTATTTGGAGACAACATTAATAAAGCCCCAAGGGACTTAAATAAAATATCTGGGCAAGATAAAGTTTTTTCTAGTAGTGTTGAGCTAGTGTCTAGAGTGGATAATAATATTTACACAAGCGGAGCTCATACGTCTTTCCAAAATTCATCGAATAGAACTTATGATGAGATTACTCTAATTGGAGAGAGAAATGAAATTGGACTGGCAAGAACTCAAGATGGATTAGACTATGAAGATTCTCCATTTTTTGGAATACCAGTAGCTCCCGAAATAAATGATGACATAAACGACAGTAGGGGATCAAATCCATTAATAGGAAGAATGTCTACTAATTCAGAACTAGGTTGTCATGGAGGCCATGAAGACACCACTTCAATAACATTCGAAAGGTTAAGGTTAAATGTTCTAGAAACAAAGCCATTAGAATCAGCTTTAGATATATTTTGGGAGACGACTACAGCTGGATTAATATCAGAGTTGAATAAAAATGTTTCAAATAGCGCACCAGAAGGAGCTGTTGCTGTTTCAGTCCAGTCATTAGGATTTAGACTTACGGAGGCAAGTAATGTAGATGATATAATTTCGGCATACTTTTCTCCATTGGATTTTAATAGAATTCCAATAATAAATGACGATGTAGAAATGTCTATAGTTAGCGTTATAGGCGATAGTGGAAGTGGGTCTAATTTTACTGACAGTTTTGAAATAATAAAAGAGAGTAATAATAAATTTAGATTAAAAAATAAAAGCTATTGGGTTTACGATATAAATAGCGATACTATTCATAATTTTAAATTTACATTTCAGGTGAAGAATTTCATCGATGGACAAGAATACGTTTCGGTAATTTCTACTTCTGAGCCAAATATTTTAACAAATAAAAGCCCTTTATTGATACAAAATTCAGATGGAAGCTATTATGGTATAGAATTTTTTACTCAAGGAGGTTTAGAATATATAAAGTCTAGCGATACAATAGAGAATTACGTTAGGGCTGATAGAGATACTTTTACCTCTAGTGGAGGAATGAGTAAGATTGTAATGCAATTTAATGCTTCAAACGGTTCTATATACAACCCAAGTTTACTTGGAAAGAATAGAATAGTAGGTTTATCTCCAGAAACCATAAGCATTGAGTTTTATCACGACCAAAGAGGCGTGTGGAGGAATTTAAGAAAAAGGCCTAGTAGTGGTTACTCTAAAGAGGATGTTCCAAAGTCTCAACTTGATAAATACTGTGTAGTATCTAATGCTCAGAGCAATTCAGGAGTTCTTTACAATTTATCATTTGGAGAGGAAATGGTTCCGCTAAATGTAAGTAAAGAGAACGAATGGGAGGATATAGTTTTAGAAAATTTAGGATCTAATTTACTTAGAAGCGTTTATCATCCCAGAAAATGGGTGAGAACTATATTTAGAGTGAGAGTAAGGATTCACGACTCGCAAAGATTTGGACAATATAAAGATTGCCTTTTTTATTTTAGAATAAACCCTTAGTTATGCCAGCAATAGTAGATATAAAATATTTCAATAGTTTCTTAATAAAAAAGACTGTAAATGGAAATACAGAAAAAGCATCTTGGCCTAGTGTGCCTTGGAATCCGGAATATTACCCACAGTTTCCTCTAAGTGTAGACTTAAACTCATCATATCATTGGTATGTTGAAGAATCAAGAATAAGGGGAGGTTTTAACAACACGGAAGTTGATTTTGGAGTAAAGGCTTATGTAACAGAAGACATTGATGATGAAAAATTTAGGTCTAACTCATTAATATTTTCAGGTCTTTACAACTCAAATACAGGATACAACGAAACAAATGTATTTTCAGTTGGGGAGCAAATAACAAAGAGCGTTGACCCAAGGTATGGTTCAATTCAGTTGCTTTATGCAAACGATGGTGATATGCTTGTGTTTCAAGAAAACAAAGTGAATAGAGCCTTAGTTGATAAGTCTGCAATATATTCGGCAGAAGGAGCTGAAACTTTAGTGTCTACGGAGTTAATTCTTGGGAAAATAAACCCTTATCCAGGAGACTATGGAATAAGCAGAAATCCAGAATCTTTTGTGAAAAGAGGGTATAGATCTTATTTTGCTGATAGAGATAGAGGCGATATCATTAGATTGTCAATGGATGGAATGACCTCGATTAGCGAATACGGTATGGGCAATTTCTTTAGAGAGTCTTTAGCTGAGATATCGTCAGAATATAAGAGATATGTAGTCGACACAAATTGGACAATACCTTGGTCTGTAGAAACGGATCAGATAACCATAAGTGGAGATAACATTCTTGATGTTGAGCTGGGAATGACTGTTGAGGGAATAATTGGATATAATGGAGCCACTCACGTAATAGATATAGACGTAACGAGTGAATCTACAGCAAATATAACATTGTCGTCATCAATATACCCTGCATCAACTCAAGAGTCATTTATTAGTTTCGTGAAGTATGTAAAAGATAAAGTTGTTGGTGGATATGATGTTGTTGGAGACTCTTATGTAGTATCCATGTCTGTAAATCAAGAATCTAGGAATGAAAATTCCCCAATTCAACCAATAAACGAAGAGTCGATATCTCAACCATCAGCTTTAGAAAACGCTTAATAAAAAATATATGGCAAAAGTAACAACACTAAGTTTTACGGAATCAGGGAATGCTTGGCAATCATTTTGGGACTACAACCCAGACTTTGCGTTTAGTCTAAAAGACTCTTACATAACAGTTAAAGATGGAAAGATATGGAAGCATTACGACAATACTTTAAACAACAATAGAGGTAGGTTTTATAACGTAGATTACGATTCAAGCATAACTCTTATATTTAACCCGGAAATATCTACCTCTAAGAACTTTAAAACAATATCTTACGATGGCACAGATGGGTGGGAAATGGATAGCTTTGTTTCTGATACGCAGGGTTTCAATTTAGATAGTGCTGAAGCATTTATTGATACATCTATACCAGTTAAAAGTTACTCAGAGGGAGCTTACTTGGAAAGAGGCGTTCAATATAGAGCAGGTTTTAACAAAAAAGAAAATAAGTATCACTCAAATTTAAGGAATAATAGTGCAATAATTAGGTCAGAAGAAGTTCGTAGCGGAGCGAGTATGTCTGGAATAAAAGGGGATGTAGCTATTGTTAAACTTTCAACGGACTCTTCAACTCAACTTGGTGGGCAAAAAAGACTATTCTTAGTCGCATCGGAGTATTCATTATCAGCATTTTAATTTATTTTTATGGAAGAAATCGAGGAGCAAATAAAACTAGATCCAATAACAAAGGACGAAGCTAGAGAGCAGTTTATTCAAAAAACTAATGAACTTGGGCTAAAGCATAGATTTGATTTTGATACTACATGGGAAGCAATGGTTGATATTGAAAACAAGAGAGCATTTAGAGAGAAAATAATGAAACTTCAAGAAGATGTGGAATCTGACGAAGGCTCTTTAAAGGATGAAGCATTACACTCCTACAATCCTGTAAAACACAATTTCGCTGATGGATGTTACATTAGAGAAATATTCAATCCGGCAGGACAACTACTAATCACAAAAATACATAAGAAAAGGCATCCATTCTTTTTAATGAAAGGGAAGATGTCTATACTAACAGAAAATGGTATATCTACTATTGAAGCTCCATATAACGGCATTACAGAGCCTGGAACTAAGAGAGCGATATACACACATACGGATTGCGTTTTCATTACAGTACACGCTACAGAATTGACTGATGTCGATGAAATAGTTAATGAGGTTACTGCTACAGATTTTTCTGATGAAGACATTGCGTTAATAGATTTTACACAACTAAAAATTGAAGATATATGAGTATGGTTACGGCTAGTTTAATTATTGGAGGAGTTGGTGCTACATCAACAGCATTAGGTGGCTTCATGTCTTTGAATGCAGCTAATAATGCAAAGAGAGATGCTGCGGCTCAACAAGCAGCTATAGATAAAATATTATCAAATAGAGGAGAAGTTCCAGATTTTGGAGCAGGATTGACTAATCCATATTCAAATATGCAAGTCGCCACTGGAGCAGCAGAGATGCAATATGAATCAGCAGATATGTCATTGGCTAATACATTGGATGCATTAAGATCTTCCGGTGGTGGAGCAGGTGTCGCTACAGCTTTAGCGCAACAAGCTATGGCTAGTAGAGGTCAAATATCAGCAACTATAGAACAGCAAGAAGCTGCTAATCAAAAGATGAGAGCTGAAGGTCAAGCCAACTTAGAGCGAATGCAAGCGCAAGCAAAACAAAATCAATTCCAATTCCAAGAGAATAGAATTAATGCAGATTTAGATAGAGCTTCGAATTTGCAAGATAGATATTTAGCAGAACAAAATGCATACAAAGGACAAGCCTTAGGGTCTCTTTCTAGTTTTGGAGGCGGCCTTATGGAAGTTGGTGCTGGATTCGCAATGAGGGAATAATAGTTTAAAATATAAAAGATAAAAAATGAGTTACGCTAATCCATCAACAGACGTAGGTGTTGTAAATTACTCTGTCGTAGGCGACAATATAAATAAATCTCTAACAAATATAGAGATAGCTAGAGAAGAAATAGTTACTCAGCAAAAGGAGGCTCAAGCTATTCTTGACGAAAAGTTCGAGACTATCTCAGACGAATTGGCTACTAAAAACATTATGTTATTCGGAGGTGAAGTTTCTGATGCGCTCCGCAATTCATTTAGGGATCTTGCAGATAAAGAAACCCTTAATAATCTTAGTAGTCAAGGGTTTAGAGATTTAAAGCTTAGAGCTGGAAATATGAAGTCTTCACTTGATAAGATTGCTGAACTATCTTTATCTAATGTTGAATTATCTAAGCAATTTGACGATCCAGCATTAGCTTCTCTGATTGCATCAGTAAGAGCTGGGGATGGTAGCTCAACTGCTGCTGTAGAAGACGGTAAGCTCGTGTACACTCATGAATACAATGGAGTGAAGAGAACTTGGACTGATGAAGATATAATTAGAGAATCTAGCAAGTTTGAAGATATTAGCGTAAAACGAGATGAATATAACAAGACCATTGCGTCCTTGTCTAACCCTATAAATCAAAATGTAAAAAGCTTTCTCGATCAAGGTGAAGACTATCCTACCGAAAATTTAAATGTGGACATAAATTCGGCAATAAAAGGAGTTGGGTCTACCACTAGAAGTTATGTCTATAATGAAATAATTCCAGACTCTGAGAAGTCGGGACTTCCTAATGCTTATTCATCTAATAAAGACGTTAATGGTAGAATATTAAGCGCAAAAGAGATGGCTGAAGCTAGGGATGCCAAAAACGCTTTGATTGATGGATATTTGAGAACTGAGTTTGAAAAGCAATTGAAAACGTACACAAAAGTTGCTCAAGAACCAAGTTATGCGGAAAAGAAAGCTATAGATCTTCAGTATGCAAAGAAGTTAGCTGAATATAACAATAAAATTAAAGCAATAGATAAAAATAAAATGATTCCAGATGCTGACTTATTTAATAGAATATCTAACTTATCTAAAAATACCTCTGGTGTCGAACCAATGGTTGATAATTCTGGATTTGATTTGCTTGGTTTTAGCTTTTTTAAGGATAAAGTCGATGCGATAGACAGAGAGGAGGTTATTAAATTTGTCAATGACTCTAAATTAATTGGGGAGCCTATATTGTCGGGAGATGCATACACAATAATTAGCGACATTGTGCCGACATCGGATGGGAAACAGCTTGATGTATATGGAGAAGTATCTTTAAAAGATGGGAGTAAGTCAGAAACTAAAAGAGAAATAATAGCTACAATACCGTTAGGTGGAGAGGGAAATCTGTATCCATTAATTATAGCTGGTAGGGCTAAAGCTGGTATTTCTAAAATAAAAACGCCAAAAGCAAATCCTATGTCTAGAAATGAGTGGATAAAGACGGTTCCAAAGGGTGGAGACACTTCCACTGAAGCATTTAAAAAGTATAGAGAATCTTTTAATGATTAAATAATGAACGAAGATAAAATACAAGAAATATATAATTTAATACCAGAAGGGTATCTTAGTGGAACAGATGAATTGAAGGAGATAATTTCTTCAGAAGGTCTTGATGGAGCTTACAATTTAATACCAGACGGATTTTACGACAATAAAAGCGATTTTTTAAATGAATTTGAGCTGTCTTTTACGGACGGCTCTATGGAGCAGCAAGAGCAGCCTATAGAGCCTTTAAATCAGAGTGGAGAACCCTTAGTTATTTCAAAGACTGAAGATGAATTAGTTGCAGATAAGCTGTACGAAGAGGCCGTAAAAGAATACACTCAAGAGGAAGTTATAAGCTTAAAGCCTCTTGAAAGTAAAAATAAGCCACCAGAGAAAACAATAAAATCTCTTTTAAGTAAAGATGGAGTTGATATTAGTACTGCTAGAAAAATAGCAATGGCTGAATCTAATGCTCTAAAGGAAAAATCTTTATTAATAGAGCAGAAAAACGAGGACTTGTCTGCTTTTTTAGAGATGGTTAAAAAGGAGGAGTCTAAATTAATAGAGGAATACGAATTAGACCCAAGTGTTGTCAACACTGAGTTTTACAAATCTAAAGTTGCAAGCACTCAAGAAATGTACGATTCTTACAATACTGAATTGAAAGCCAATCAAAAAGAGTATTTACTTTTTTACAATAAAAACAGGGAGATTAGTGACTACTCAAAATTTTTAGATAAGAAACAAGAAAATATAGACCAAGCCACCAATAAAGCCACTAAGGATATAAAAATAGCTACATCTGGAATTGGTGGTTATTTAGCTCAAGAGGCGGTTGGATCTATGCTTAATTTTACAGAATCTTTTATAGTTGCAAGTACGTCAGGGTTTGTTGCTCAGGCTTTTGATGAAGGAGGGTCTGACGATTCTTTTGTTACTCCAGAGAAGATAAAATCAAAGCTGTCTGAACTGGAGTCGCTTGGGTATAGCGAATCTCAAATTGATTCGTATAAAAAGGCTATGTCTCACAAGATAAAAACGCAAGAAAGAAATAAAGACATAAAGTCTAATCTTGTGAAATTCGGTATGGACAGAGTTGAGTCGGCAAATATCAGAACTAAAGATTGGGCTTTAACAAATAGTATAAGCAAAATAGACTCAAGTAATCCTCTAGATTATATCGCATTCGCAATAAATGCATCGGCAGAAATTGCTCCTCAATTAGTTTTAACAAAAGCAACTGGCGGCTTAGGTACGTTCGTTACCACTTCTGGATCTATGTATATAGATGCTGTTTCTAGACAAGTTGACGCGGAAATGGAAAGAAGTGGGTCTACTAGAGAGGAGGCTTTTGATGTGGTCATGTCAGACACTAAAATAAATAAGGTAGGATTAAATACTGGCGCATTAATAGTTTCAGCTTTAGATTATGTTGGATCGTTAAAGATTCTTGGAGGAGCCGGCAAGGAGGTTCAAAAGAAACTAGTAAAAGAAATGCTTGACGATGTAGTGCTTTCTAGAACTGGAAAAATACTAAAGACAGGTAAAGAATTTGTAGAGGGCCAAATTGTTGAGTTAGGTACAGAATTAGTTCAAGAGGGTATTGAGTCTGAAGCGACATCAATGTCTATAGGTAATCAATTTGGTGAAGGACTTAAAGAGTTTACTGTTGACGAAACATTAGACTTGGTTGCAAAGGTTGCTGTTGGTACTATTGGGCCACAAATAATTCAAGCTGTATCTAGCAATAATTTCTCAAACAATCTAATAAAATCTATAGCCAATGACTTTGAAGCTAAGACTTTCGCATTCGAGCAGATAGATTCTAGAATATTAAAAGGAGAAATAACTCAAATTCAAGCAGACCAAATAAAAGGAAGGATTGATAAAAAGATGGCCCACGTAAAGAGTTTATCTGAAATGATTTCCGATGATAATATTGAGGAGGCAATGCAGCTTCAAGATGAATGGGATTCTTTTGAAGAGCAAATATCTACAAACACCACTGGATTAAAGTCTTTATTAAAGTCAAAGCAAAAAGAAGTTCAAACTAAATTAGAGGAGTTGGCTAATTCAAAACCAGTAGATGCTGAACCTAATGTCGAGTCTTTAGGAGCAGAAGCTGCGCCATCTAAAACAAATGAAGTAGAAAAACTAAGACAGCAGGAGCAAGACGAAATGCTTGAGCAAATACCTAATTCTGAAGATTTTTTAACTGATGGTAAGGTTGATAGAGACAAGATAGATAGCGAGGAAGGTAAAGCTAAGTTTGACGAGATATACGATAGGTATGATAAATTAATAACACCTTTATTAGAGGACACTTCTTTAGAAATTGATATTCCGGAAAAATTTAACAATATAACAGAAAGGGTATCTAAAGGAGAATTGATAAATAATGTAGAGATATCTGATGCTATTGAAGAAGGATACTCTCTGCTTGAGCAGTTAGACGGAAATAATTCAGAAGAGGCTACTGTTGAAAAGTCTATTATTGAAGAAGAAATAGCAAAATTAGAAAATTATGAAAATATCACAGAGACTAAAAATGTCAAAACTACCGAAAGAAGATCAATTAAAACTCCTATTGAGTCTCCAACAAAAGCTATCGACTCAGACAAATTCTTCGAAGGAGAAGAAGTAGAGATAAATGGATTTCCAACAACATTGTCTATAAATAATGGTAGGCTCGAGGCGAACGCAAGTGATGGAGTTGTTGTTATTGATAGACCATCATTAGACGTAAAAGAGGACGGAATTTCTTTTGATGAAAGCGGAAGATTAGAATCTATAACTCTTGTAGATAGATTTGGAAGCGAAGTATTATTTAAAGGAGAAGCTGCTTTAGATTTAGCAATAAAAAATAGAGAGAATAAAATAGGTACTGTCCCGGAGGCTATGTTTGAAACAGCCTATCAAGAAATAGTTTCCGAAAAAACTGAAGAAGTTTCAGTAAATAGAGTTGAAAATCAAGATTTAGCGATAAATAAAATGGAGGTTGAAGAAAAGCCGACAATTAAAGACGCCAAATCAAAAGCTTTTGACAGTATAGATTCTATTGCTGAAAAATTAAAGAAAGCATTAAGTGTAGACATTCCAGGAGGAAGAAAAACACAGGGAGTAGGAGTTACTCAAAATGATATAATAGACTTAGCTTCCAGAGCTGTTAAAGCGTTAGTGGCTACTAGAATTGATGTTAAGGTAGCTATAGATAAAGTAATTTCTGAACTAAAAAGTCAAGGCATTTTTAATGTTTTTAATGAAAAATCAATTACTGATGCACTATCTAATAAAGAAAACAAACCGAAAGCAAAGTCCGTCTACTCTGAAACTAGAGGAATGTCTGAAAGAGAATACTTCACTCAGGGATTCGAGGAGGTTTATTCTTCTTTAAGAAATAAAATATCTGAAATAAAAAATAAGTATAAAGAGGAAATAAAAAATCTAAAGGAAGATAGTAAGGAAAAGAAATTAGCAGAAAGAGAACTAATAGCTAAATTATCTTTATCTATAGAGGCAATCCTTCCTAAAGACGGAGTAGTATCTAGATCTATTGCAATACAACTATCTAAAGCTAACACAGTTTCTAGAGTTGAAGCTGTAATTGATAGATTAGAAAAGCTTGCTACAAAAAATTATGAGAAACAGTTAAAATCTATTAAGGATAAGGCTTCTGACGATATTTTAAATAACTTACTTAAACAAAAGAACTGGACAGGAGAAAGAGAAAAAGGTAAACCAAGAAAGAAAAAGCTTACTGATGAAACTATTTCTTTATTAAAAGAAATTGCTAGCGTTTACAATGAAGCTGAATTAGAATCGATGTCAGCAGATGAGGTAGTTTCTTTGCAAAAAGAAATAATTGAACTTCTTTCAGAGTCTGAGCTAGAAATAAAGTCAATAAATTCTGCTAAGAAAAAAGTAAGGAAAGTTTTTTCTGGAAGAATTACTGAAATGATTGCAAGAAAAAATAACAAGAAGAAGCCATTGAATAACAGAGAAGATGCTGTTGACTTATTGAAATCCGGTAGCGTTGTTATTATAGATGGGGTTACATTTAACTCATTGAAAGATTTTAAATTAGCATACCCTGAAGGTACTAAAATATCTGGAGAAAGCATTTATATACCTAGTCAACCGGGGCTGTCTATGTCTGGAATTAAGTCTAGATTATGGAGTAGATTTAGTAAGATACTGGATCTTCAAGGAATGCTAGAGACATTTATTCAAACAGCTGAAGACAAGTCGTTTATTTCTGAGCAAATGCTAAAGCCATCTTCAGATAAGTTTTATGGAAAAGATAATGACATTCAAAAGCTAGATAAAGCAAGAAGGAAATTGGTCAGCGAAACTTTAAATAAGGGTAAAGGTCTTGTTGGAGCGATTTCTAAAGTAGCTAGGCTTTACGAAAAGTCTGGAATATCGTTCATAAACAAATTTGGAGAAAAGTCTTTAGAGACAACGAATGATAATGCAATATATCTGTACAATGCATTTAAGCAATTAGATGGAGTAGAGAAATTTATAGGCTCAGGATATTCTCTAAAAGAAGTATCTGCTGTAATTGATTACATAAATTCAAATCAAGATTTAAAAGCTTATGCGGATGGTTTGAATTCGATATACTCAGAGTACTTACCATCGATAAATGAATCTCTAGTCAGCAATGGATTTGAAAGTATAGCTGAAGCAACAACAAAATCAAAAGAGGACTTAGCTAAAAAGAATGGAGAGGAGTTTGCTAATGACTACTACGAAATATTATCTAAGATATACGGTGGAGAGCAGAATATCCCTGCAATAGAAAGATACTCGCCAATAAGTGTATCTAGTAAGCAAATCGATAGTATGCAGAATACGAATATATTTGATTCAAAAGCCTTTAATATATCAGCATTTGCTCCAAATGTTTTTGAAAGGTCTAAGGGTGGAACATTAAATATAAGAAGTAGCACATCTGTATTTAATAGCTACTCAGACTCCATGGCTAATATGGTTCACTCTTTAGATTTGCTAAAGAAGTTTCAGTCTTTTATGACTACTGAAAATAGAAGACTTATTGTAGATAATTATGGGCAGCAATTTTATCAGTCAATAGAAAACTCTATGAATGATATCATTTATGGAAAAGCTAAGTCAACAATGTCTGATGCGGAAAGCTATAGCAGTATGAAGCAGTGGTTAAATAACGCAAATGCTTCGGTGATGTTCTTAAATTTTAAGTCCGCAGCAACTCAGCTTTTATCAGCAACAAACTTTGCTTTAGAGTCAGATATAAGCTTTTCAGACTATATGAATAATGCTTTTAATTACTCCTCGAAAGAAATGGTAACAGCTAGAGAGGAGTTATCTGAAGCTTTAGCGATAGAATATCGTGGAGATAGGAATGCATCTAGTATTGAAATAGATGCATTAAAAAATTCTGAGTTTGGAGATAAAGATGTCACTCAAAATGCAAGTCACTTAATATCAAGTGTTCTTTCTAAGGGTTATTACTTCACAAGCAAGGCCGATGTATTTGCGATAAAGCTAGGAGGAGCTCCTTACTACATGGCTAAGAGGAATGAATTTTATGCTGAAAATATAGCTTCCGGAATGGAAAAGACAGAAGCTTACAAAGATGCAAAAGATAGAGCGCTAAAGAAGACCTATGAGGTAGCAAACAAAACACAACAGTCATCCAATTTAGATAGAGTTAGTGCGGAGCAAAAAGACCCTTTATCAAGACTTGTACTTACCTTTGGTACTGTATCTATGCAATATAATAGAGAGATGATATCGGCAGCGAGAGACATAAGAAATGGTAGAGGCGACTTGTCTAATAATTTAGCTAAGATAGTTTACTATGGCACAATTCAAAATGTTATATTCCAAACAATATCTGCTGCAATGGGAGCTATAGGTGGAGAAGATGATGAAGTGAAAGGCGCAACTATAATCAATAGATCCATTGATTCATTATTGAAGGGTTTTGGTGTTTATGGAGTAGCAGCATCAGCAGCAAAGAATGGGTTGTATGACTTTTACTCCTATGTAAAAAGAAAGCAAAACGAAAATGGAGAATTAAGTAACGCAGACAAGAAAGCAATAGAAGAGCTTACAGATATTGATTTTAATAAAAAGACATATAAGGAGCCACAGAAAGTTGTGTTAAACACAATTTCATCTATAAGCCCAGCAATAGGAGGAAAAACTAAACAGGCTGTAGGTTTGTTTTATCAAGCAGGAGATGGAGAGTACACAAAAGCTGTATTAAATTCAATAAATTTTGCTGCAAATGTTCCAGCAGATAGACTTTTAGATTTAACGGATGCATTTAATGAAGATTTATCTGGATTCCATAGATTAGCTAGAATAACTAACATTATGAAAAACTACGAAGTTGAGAAGAATTTACAGAAAAAAGAAAAATCAAAAACTTCCGGTAGAAAAACCTCTGGAAGAGAAACTTCTGGAAGGGAGGTATCGTCAGGTAGAGACGCTAGTGGAAGAGAAGTATCATCAGGCAGAAATACTCAATAAGCATGAACGTAAATAATATTAAGTTGAACTTATCCATAAAGGATATAATAGGATACTCAGTAGTTCTATCAACAATCATAACAATGTGGTTAACACTAAAGGCAGAGGTAGCTTCAGCGAAGGAGCTACCGAAGCCAATAATAGATAGAGTTGAGTACGACTTAAGGCACGAGATGATCCATCAAAATATGGAAGAAATAAGAGAAGACCTTATTGAAATAAAGTTACTAATAATAAAGCTAGATAAGAGAATTTATGAAGACTCAAGAAAGAATAAGTAAACACATTAGCTACAAGGAAGGCGTGTATAGCAACACAGCCACAAGGAAAGGTATCGACAACAATCCTGGAGAGATTGAACTTAAAGCTATGAAGAACGTAGCTGAGAACGTGTTTGAGCCACTTAGGGAGAATTTTGGATGTCCTATAAGTATTAATAGTTTCTTTCGCTCTAAAGCCTTAAATACAGCCGTAGGAGGGAGTACAAAATCTCAACACTGTAAAGGTGAAGCTATGGACATAGATGATACGCTTGGTGGTGTAACTAATGCTGAGATGTGGTTGTTCATTAAAAACTATTTAGAGTTCGACCAGCTTATATGGGAGTTTGGTGACTTAAATAATCCGGATTGGGTTCATGTGTCACTAAGATTAGATGGAGAAAATAGGAAGCAATGTTTAAGAGCAAAGAGGGTAAATGGGAGAACAGTTTATGAAAAAATGTAAGTTGATAGCATTAGTACTATCGTTAATATTAGTTTTATCCATTTTGATGCAATATAATAGTAGCGAAGATTCTATCGATACAATTAGTAAAGATGAGATACTGAAGCTTAGAGATAGCATAACAAAGCAGAATGAAGAGTCTATAAAGTATAGAGATAGCTTAGAGATGGAGATAGTTATAATAAGTGACTCTATTTCTTCTCAACTAAATAAAGACTCTTTAAGGAAAATCGAAAGAATTAATACATATGAAAAGATTTCAAATAGTAATATCGATGGTGTTTATGTTGGTATTAAACTGCATCTCGATTCAATTGAAATCCCAAAGCAATAAAGGATTTACGGACGAAGAAGTTAGGAAGATAGCTTACATAATTGAATGCAAAAAGTTTCTTGAGCAAGACACAATATCTTATAAGAATCAGATAGCTAGTATATCTAAAAAGTACTCACTATTAGAGTTGAAATACAAAAGCTTAGATAAGTCAAAAACAGAGTGCGATAAGTATTCTGATTTTTTATATCAAGGATCTTTATCTTTAATTGAAAGTACAGCGTCGTTATCTAAGGAAAATAAAAAACTAAAATTTAAGTTAAAACTAAGTCAGTACTCTATGCCAATTTATTTTGGAGCTGGTGTATTAACTGCAATACTTATATTGAAATGAAAAAATCAGTTACTTGGATAGGTGGATTATTTAGGGATGAATTTAGCACACCATCATCAAAGAGGTTTATAGGTATAGTTTCTGGATTGACTCTATGCGTAACATTATTTGCAAACCAATTTACAGACGAACACATAGCTCCATCATCGACATTAGTTAATGCTGTTGCTGCTTTGTCTTTTGGTGCTTTAGGGTTATCTTCAGCAGATAAGATATTTAAGAAGAAGGAGAGTAAGGATGCCTAAAGACGCTTGTTATAAAAAAGTAAAAGCATCTTACAATGTATTTCCATCAGCAAGAGCATCTCAGGCTATAGCTAAGTGCAGAAAGGCAAGTGGCTCAGTAAAGAAGTCTAGCAGTGGAGCGAGTTTAAAAAGATGGGAGAAAGAGAAGTGGGTTGACACTCGAACCGGTAAGGCTTGTGGAGATGGAGGCAAGAATGAGTACTGTAGGCCATCAAAGAGGGTATCGTCAAAAACACCGGTAACTAAATCAGAGATGAGTAAGTCTCAACTTGATAAAAAGAAGAGAGAAAAGTCTAAGGTTGGTATGGGTAAAAGAGTTTCCAATGTTAGTAAAAAGAAGAAGTAATGGCTGATAAATCTAAAATGTCTTGCAATAAACCAGTTTCTTCAGATAGAGCTGGAAAGAAAAAGATGGTTAAGGCTTGTTCTGGAGGCAAGGAAAAGTTAATACATTTCGGAGCTAAAGGGTATGGCCATAATTATAGCGCAGCAGCAAGAAAAAGCTTTAAAGCTAGACACAGTTGCGGAACGGCAAAAGATAAGTTAACGGCTAGATATTGGGCTTGTAAAAATTTATGGGCAGGAAAGGGTGGAGACACTGCTTCTTCTCCAAAAAATAGAAAAGGTAAATATTAGATATGAAATATAATAAAGTTCCATCAATAACAGAGTCTCTAAAGAAGGTTGCTTCATCTGAAGCTAGGAATATGTCTGCTTTGCCGGCTATGAGATTTATGAGTGGAGTAGTTCCAAGTAGAAGAAATACTGTAAATGGCAATAGGAAGCCTAATAGAGATGCAGATAAGAAGTCTGTAGGGGAAATAGACTGGAATAACTTTGCAGTGTCAAGAGGATCTTACAAGAACTTTGATTTAATAAGTAAGAAAGAAAGTTATAATGTAATTGTAGAGCCAGTAGAACCATCTCTATTACTTTTAGACTTGTATCCTAACGCTGCTGCTGCTTATTCACTGCGTAAGTTAAGAAGTGATTATACAGGCCCTGCGATTAGAGTAAGAGAAACTGCTTCAGGTTTGCATAATGAACAAGACATTTATTTTGTAGGCAATGAA